TGTTCGCCCCGCTTTCTCTATTAAATCTTAAATCTGCGCCCCTTTATGGGGCGCACACATGGAGGAACTACAATGTCTGTACTGAAAAGCAAACGGAAACCCTCACAGTTCGAGGTTTTCCATCAATTAACCAAACTGCGAAAGGATATTACCGATTTGCTTCTCCGAGATTTCGGTTTTGATACAGTCAAAGCCGAAAAGCGATTGGAAAAACGGTTCGGGAAGCCGTTTGAGGAGCTTGATGAAAAACAGCAAGCTACCTACGCACGGCAGAAAAGACGATGGGACGCATTTGACGAGTGGTTCATCGAGGACGAGCGCAAAACCATTGTGAATTGTCTTCGTGCAATCACACGGGAGGTATACATTGCAAACAGTATCTACCCTACTGTACAGGAAGAACTCACAGAGAGGAGACTTCACCAAGATAGGGCAATCGGGCTGTGTTATACGCTCACTCAAGAATTGCAATATGCCATTGAAACGCTTCCTGTTGATGTGAACCAGTATCTTCGCTTCGGGGAAATGATACAGGCAGAAGTAAACCTTATCAAAGGTTGGAGAAAATCCGACAACAAATTCAAAGGGGCAATTTCTGTTTCAGCCGCCAATTTCGCCAATGTCAACAACAATGGTAATGCGAACTACAACAACGCTTCCAACGACAACGGTGTTCGCCCCGATTTCGATACTCCGATTTAATAGCCATTTGAGCGTTTCGGAGTCAGAGAAAGGAGAAATTGTCCCTCCGCTATGACGGTAAATGCTAAACACGACACCGCTTCTTTTGAGAACTGCGGTTATAAGCGTGAGATATTTGATGGAAATGCTCTGTATGACGGCTTCCTACGAGCCAAGCAAGGTAGCGATTGGAAGCCGCCAATACAGAAATTTGAAATGAGTTACCTTATCGGTCTGTCGAAGATACAACGGGAACTCAAAGAACGAACCTACGAATTTAAGCCAACCTCGGACTTCGTATTGCACGAACGAGGTCGTACACGATGGGTAAGCGGTGAACAGTTCGATGATAGGATTGTAAAGCACAGTCTGTGTGATGAAGTTTTAACACCCGCCCTCAGACCGTACCTAATCTATGATAACTGTGCGAGTCTGAAAGACAGAGGGATAGATTTATCACGAAAAAGATTGTTAGTCCATCTTCGGAAGTATTATCAACAACACCATTCTAACGAGGGCTACATATTACTGATTGACTACTCGAAATATTACGACAATATCCGTCACGATGTTTTCTATGAGTTGGTAGAAAAGTATGTGTCAGACCCTACCGCCCTGTGGCTACTACGCAAAACGCTTGACCGTGCAAAGGCTGATGTTTCCTATATGAACGATGATGAATTTAAGAACTGTATGCACACGGTCTTTAATTCATTGGAACACGCTCAAATAGACAAACGGCTTTTGACGGGTGAAAAGTTCATGAGAAAGCACCTAAACATCGGAGACCAAGTAGCGCAAGCGGCGGGTATCAGTTATCCGATACCCATAGACAATTATGTGAAAATCGTCTGCTCTGTGCCGTTTTACGCTCGATATACCGATGATAGCTATGTAATAGACGAGAGCAAAGAGTTTTTGGAAGCTCTGCTCAAGGATATTACGGTAATAGCGGACACCATTGGTATCACGGTCAACCTACGAAAAACCCGTATCTGTAAGCTGTCCGATTATTGGAGATTTTTGCAAGTGCAATACTCTCTGACAGAAACGGGCAGAGTGGTTCAGAAAATCAATCCAAAGCGGCTCACCGATATGCGTAGGAAAATGAAAAAGGTTGCCAAGAAAGGTGTTATAACACCCGTAGCATTTGAAAATTGGTACAAATCTTGGTTCAAAGGTCACTACAAAATCATGAGCAAACTGCAACGACAAAATTTAGATACCCTGTTCAATCAATTAAAGGAGGTTCTTGAGAATGTACAAAATCACTCTGAGTGACGGTACACAGTTAGAAAATCTCACCCTTAACGGCAATAACTATATCGCCCATGGTGAGATTGCCGACTCCGTATTCGAGGACAAGCTCGGTACGGTAAAGATTTTCGATGGCGAGAACGAGGAGGTTTGCACCGATATGGTTCTCCTCAGTAACATCGTTCGTGACGGAAAATCTTGGTTTGTTCTCGGTCAGAAATCCGAGCAACAGAAAGCAGAGGAAGACCGAAATCGCACGATTGAGGAACTTCGTCAAGCAATGACTGTCCTGCTGACGGGAAAGGAGGTATAAACCATGAGTGATATTATGCAAGCCGCTCTCGAAATGCGAAAAGCTCTGCAAATGTTTGTAGGGACACTTGACGCTGACACTCAGCTTGATAAGGTGCTGGAAATCCCCTCTGTGTTTCCTGCCTACGAGGTGGGTAAGGCGTACACCACCAAGGAAGTGTTCAGCTACGGGGTCAATTCCGTTGGAGACCCACAGCTTTACCAAGTGCTTCAAAATCATACGAGCGCAGAGCAATGGACACCCGACACCGCAACCAGTCTTTATAAAAAGATTGGCGTGACTGATGATGGCTACCCCGAATGGGTTCAGCCGCTCGGCGCAACGGACGCTTACAATACGGGTGATATTGTAAGCTACAACGGCAAGCTGTATCGTTCCACCATTGACGGTAATGTTTGGAGTCCAGACGCTTACCCGACAGGGTGGGAGGAATATACAGAATAACTCAAGCAAAGGAGGGCAAACCAATGATTTCAGAAACCACGCTAATAGTCAGTATCGTTGGCTCGGTGTTTGCGAGTACGGGCTTTTGGACGTTCCTTACTTTCCTCATTCAGAAGAAAGACACTAAGGATAGCGCAGAAGCGCAGATGTTGAAAGGACTTGGACATGACCGTATTTGTTACCTCGGTGAATATTATCTCCAACAGGGATATGTCACCAAGGACGATTACGAAAATCTCCATGATTACCTTTTCATTCCGTACAAGAAACTCGGCGGCAACGGTATGGCTGAAAAAATCATGAAAGAGGTAGAGCATTTACCTCTGAGAGAAAAGGAGGAAAAACCCCATGTCCGAAAATGATGTGACAGAAGAAATGCTTGAAGAACTCAGCAACGGCAAAGGAGACGATGAAGAATGAGTTACACAAACAGCCCTTTGGTGTCCTACACCAAACTCAGCCCGAACCACTCCGGCCAGCGCACCCATGCGATTGACCGTATCACGCCCCATTGCGTTGTCGGTCAATGCTCTGTGGAAACCCTCGGTAATATCTTCGCCCCGACCTCCCGACAGGCTTCTTGTCAGTACGGTATCGGCGCAGATGGCAGGGTCGGTATGTATGTGGAGGAGAAGAACCGCTCTTGGTGTTCCTCGTCCAATGCAAACGACCAGAGGGCAATCACAATCGAGTGTGCAAGCGACAACACTCACCCCTATGCGTTCAAAGATGTTGTCTATGACAAGCTCGTAGAGCTTTGTGTGGACATTTGCAAGCGCAACGGCAAGAGTAAGCTACTGTGGCTCGGAGACAAGGACAAGACCCTCAATTATTCCCCGAAGTCCGATGAAATGGTGCTGACCGTTCATAGGTGGTTCGCCAACAAGAGTTGCCCCGGCGATTGGCTCTACAATCGTCTCGGAAACCTCGCTACGGCGGTCACAGAACGGCTCACAGGCGGCTCTACCGACACAGGTAAGGTAGATGTACCCCCCGACACAAAAACGCTGTACAGGGTGCAGACAGGGGCTTTTGCAAAGAAGTCCAACGCTGACGCTTGGGCGGCGAAGCTCAAGGCGGCGGGGTTCGCTACCTACATAGTACAGGTTGGCACTCTCTACAAGGTACAGGTGGGAGCTTTCGCACAGAAAGCAAATGCGGATAACATGATGGCAAAGCTCAAAGCCGCCGGATATGACGCATTTATCACCACCAATTCCGGCGCACCCGTTCAGAGTGGTACTACCAAGAAATCGGCGGCTGAAATCGCCAAAGAAATTTACCGTGGTACTTGCTCTGACTCTCGTTGGTCTACTTGGGGCAACGGTGCGACTCGTGTAAATCGGCTGAAACAGGCAGGGTATGACCCCTCCGAAGTGCAAGCCGAGGTCAACAAACTGTTTTAACCCAAGTAGTAAAAGTAGTGGAAAATCAGTTTTTCCGGTAAACTTCTCCCAGATACGCGCATACTGGCGAAAGTTTACGCAAAAACCGAAATTGAACTACTTTTACTACTTCAACAATCAAAATTTTAGGAGGAAATTATCATGATTAACTGGAAAGTTCGTATTCGCAACAAGAATTTTTGGCTGGCTCTCATTCCCGCCGTTCTCCTGTTGGTACAGGTGGTAGCTGCTGTCTTTGGTTTCACCATCGACCTCGGTGATATGGGTGACAAACTGCTTGCGGTTGTCAATGCCGTCTTTGCGGTTCTCGCCATTCTCGGCATTGTGACCGACCCGACCACCGAGGGCGTAAGCGACTCCAAGCAGGCTATGACTTATGAAATGCCGAAAAAGAAGAACGCCAACTAAAAGTCAGCGTTCTTCAATGTAAGCACAAACCCGAATGTATGTTTTACGAAAAATACGGTGTTCGGATTTGCACGGTATGGTGGAGCATAAC